TCGCGCATAAGCACCTTGTAGCGGCACTTGGCCAATTCGGTAATCCATTCGGTTTTCTCGGTCTGGGTCATTCGATTCATTTCTCCTAAATATTATATAATACTATAATACATTTATTTAAGTGTTTTAACGAAAAGTAAAAAAGGGCAAGCGCCCCATCGTTATACAATTAATTAAGTTTATAAAAGCATTTAAAGACATAAATATATACACGGGGTTATAATACAAAATACAATTTAATTGGAATATCCATATTTTTTAATAGCCTTTTCAACAAAGCCGTCAGATTTCAAGGCTTCGCATTCCATCAAGCCACTCAATACCATATTCCAGTCGCCACAGGCATAGTAGAGATTATTAATATTATTCAATGCGTTTTTCAAATAGTTATGTGTAAAGACATCAATCATATATTCCGTGCTGACTGATGTTTCATCTCTCACATATTTTTTCCATTTTCCCATTTTAAATCCCATTGCAATTCCGGTAGTTTGGATAATCACAAATGTGATTACTTCGTGAGTCCAATGTTGGATATTAGCAACCATCGTTTCTTGTGCGTATTTTTGAGTGAGTGGATAATTCTTTCCAAAGTCGGCATACCATTCGCCACATTGTTTGCGTCCGATTGCGAAGGACTCTCTCGGAGCTTCGTTTTGCGTTTTAGATTGAGCGTTCGTCATTTTCGTTGTTAGTCATAAGCAGTTGTTTTAAATTATTTGCTCTTTATTATTTCACAAAAAAGGTGTTCAATTTTATGGCGCAAAAAAATCGACTTAAACAAATCGACACAATATATATAAGAATGGAGGAACCACAGAATAGAAAGGCTTATATGAAACAATATTATGAGGAAAACAGAGATCGGGTGCTACAAAAGTATCGAGAATTGTATGTTCAAAATAAAAAGGTGATACAAAAAATGATTCAAAATAAAACAATAATAGAGGTTGAAACGAAAAAGCGGGGTCGGCCGAGAATATACCACGATCTGGTTATCAAACCAAAAGAGAAGAAACCAAAGAAACCAAAGACGGCAGTCATCGAACGGAAGAGGAAACTGATTGAAAGGAATTTAGAGGAAATCCAAAAACGGGCGGACGCATTTAAAATATCCCTTCAATGTATAAATGCCGACAAAAGCGGAGAAAGCAAAATCAACGAGAGCGATTAATAAGATGTTTGAATATGAAATGAAGAATGGGTATTACTGGAACTGGGGCGACAGGCTTGACCTGAGGAATGCAGTGGATGTTCCACCAGAACAGGTAAAGATAGTGTTGAGTAGGGTTGTATCGAAATTACCTAATCTGGAGGCAGCCTCTAAGATTGAATAAAAAAACACCAAGTAATTAATTGGTGTTTTTGTGTGTGGGCGCTAATTTTGCCTTGGGGGAAGGAGCTCTTGTATTTTTGTTTTGTTTTTTTTGTCCCACATATTGTATTTATACTTTAATTTCGGGAGAATCCGCAAGTTTTGCTTTTTTTGCTAAATAGCGCTGTTTTTCATATTCTCTTTTATAATTTTTATAAGAGTCTAATTGTTGATATTGTTTATTGTATTGTTTCATATATTCTTTACGTTCTTCAGTTTGATTGTATTGTCGATTCCATTGTAGACAATATTCTTTGAGTTCCTCTTCTGTTTGATAAGCGCGAATCATATTCATCTGCGCATTATACTCGATCCTAACAGCTTCCTCAGCGATACGAGCCTGTGTTTTTGTTTCAACCTCTATTTCTTTAATCGGAACCATTGTGCAGCAATCCCATCCACCATTGTCTCGAATAGTTCTATACACCAAACAATTATGGTTGGTTTGAGATTCGTAGATACAACTTCTTTTATGAGCGGCCTTTCTAATAGTGAAATTCTGCGTTGAGCCGATGTAGATGAAATCCTTGATCTGAATCTTGTAAATGATGTATTTCATATTATAATATATCATTATGTATTTCTTTATATCAGTTTCATTCTTTCTCTCTGTCGTTAATCTTGATATACACCTTAGCCTGAGCAATAGAGCTTCCCATCTCAGACATCTCTTTGCTCATTGCCTCCGTCTCGCGCATCAAATCGGAATACTTAGAGGTTAGATAGAAATGTCGCAAACTATTCACTGACTTGGCGCCGCCGAACAAAGCATTCAATCTTTGGTTAAGAGTCACATTGGAAAGCGATTCGAGATTGGAATTGAATAACAGGTTATCTACTTCCTTGGGAATGAGGGCAACCCACTTCTTGAGAATCTTCATAAGAGCCGGCGGGATGTCGAGAGTCTGCTGACCTTTCAGTTCCTTGCCCATTTTGGTTGCGGTCTTATATCGGTTAAAGACAAAGCGGTTCTTCTTGAAGTCGATGTAGTTGTCTGTGTCGGGATTGTAGTTCTGATAAAGAAGTTCAACATAGTCCAACGCCCTGCGGGGAACGATGTGTCCGTAGTAGAGACTGAGAATAACATAGTTCTGAATATCCATCAGGTCGGGGACACGATGTGTCTTCTTCTTATACAGCACTTCAGCGTTCTGGCGCAACCGCTCAGCAATCTCATCAATCTCTTCTTTCGAAATCGAAGAGTTCTCAAGCTTGGTGGTCAGCTCAGACTTGGATTGTTCATGTTGGTATTCCCGGATATTCTCAAGCATCATCTTTTTGTAGCTTTCAAGCGGAGCGACAGCAACCAATGCTGCGAGGTATGTCTTGCGAACGTTATAAGGTTTCTCCTCTAAGAACTTCAGAATGTCTTCTGAGTGTTTGCTAAACATTGCGGCATTGGGTTTATCCATTGTTTTGAAAACGGCTTTGTAAATGCTTCGCAATAAACTGTTATATGTCTTGAGCGACCCGGCACTGATATTTGGTTTAGCTTTAGTAATGTCGTCTTTGAAATCCATTATATACTTAAGGGCGAAATTAATTTCTGTTTATATTCTATAATGAAAGTAGAGAGTTCTAACAGAAAGGGAAAACGGTATGTAGCAATATTCAAGTTCGGAAGCAAAGTTCATTTCGGACAGATGCTTGGGCAAACATATATCGACCACGGGGATAAAGCAAAGCGCGCAGCATATATCGCAAGGCACGGCGCAAGTGGGAGAGAGAACTGGGAGGATCCATATTCACCAGGCGCACTGAGCCGCTGGTTGCTGTGGGGTGACTCGACTTCGCTTGAGGAAAATATCCGAGCATACCGCAAACGTTTTGACGTGTAATATGCAGCGGGGGGCGCGAAGCGACCATACAAAGCGGGTTTTCAGGGTGGTTAAACGCTAATTTAAGCCAAAACTTTAATTAAACGACTCAAAAGTTAGTTAATAACTATATTAAAATATTTTAATATAGTCAGGGGTTAATTTAAACGGCCATTATCTTAATTAACCGCTTAAATTGGTGTTTAACCACTGCATAATTCCATTAATTCGCTCACTGCGTTCGCTCCGCTCCATTCTCACAGCGGATTTATAATATCAGAGCCATCCAAAACATCACGCTCAAATAATTACCTAAACCATAGTAAGTAAGTATAGTGCGCACCACAAACATCAGATCAATCGACATCAGCGTATTCACCGCAAATATCAGGCTGCCCGACGCACTCGCGGATTTCAAAAACCTATTAACTAAATAATCCTGAACATAACCAATCAACCACTCCTTAATCTCTCCAATTATTCAAAGCACCTTTCGCTTAAACCATTCAGCGATTCCCATCGCCGTCATCTTCCACGACGCCAACTTTATTACGTGGTCATTATCAATTAGGAAATCAATATTCTTGCTGAGCAACTCACAGTCAGCTGCGCTCAAGTTTCCAAATAGAGATGAATATATTTGAACGAGCAAACTCTTCTTATCGATCTTGAGTTTCTCATTTTTCTTTTTACCATTTTCGATTCCACTGTTCTCAATCATATTACATACGAGAGACAGGAATTCCATATTGTGTCTATCCTTCCGCACTTCGGTGGGTAGATCCGTGAGTCTTTGTAAAATGCGCGAATGAACCTTGGCGACTTTCGCCTCCTTCCAAAGTCCATTCGCCGGTTTGAAGAAAGTAAATGCCGACATTATAACCTCTATTAAGATTTTATTTTACTCTATCTTGTTTATTTTTTTATAAAGCGGAAGTATCTCATTTTCATAAATATGGTTCTTAATTTGTGGGTGAGGTTCTAAATAGTATTTCAAACATAAATCACTCAGTTGGTTTTCCAGGGCAATTTCAATAATTGAATCGACGTCCATTATATTAATAGCGGATATAATAATAAACTGTATAATTGAATGGGCGATTTTCCGTGGCGGTTCTGTCGAATCTTGGTAATATACCGGTGTTAGTATCTACAGGGTCAGCTGTAATTCTATTACGCGATACGCATTCACGAGTAGCACCACCTGATGTAGTATTAAAATATCCTTCGTTCGATGCGTAGAGCGGATTCAATACTGCGTCCTGCTGTGCTGTTCCAACTGCTGCGCCACCATAAGTAACACCACCGACTGTTTGCGTTGAAGCACCACGAAGAAAGGCTCCAAGGAAATTGGGAACATTAAATGTGGTTAAACCATTACCTGCTCCAAATGTAGTATTAATGGCTGCGAACAACCGGGCATATGTTCCAACTCTATTAACTGCTTGACCGTTACAATATAAAAACCCTGCTGGAACAGTAGCACTCACAGTTGTAATAATGGTTGCGGTTGGCATCAGATTAAAAGTATTATCTACATTGATAGTTGTGTTTCCATTGATTGTTGTTGGACCACCTATCGTTGTCGTGCTTGATGCGTTTCCGATGTTGGTCGCATTTGAACCAGTAGTATTTATATTTGTAGTAGATGTTGTGGTCACAGAAGTATCACCGCGAAGTGTTAGAACCGCATCGCTTCTTACAGTTAGAGAAGACGCATTGCTATCTATTGATGATGTTCCACTATCAACTCCCAAAATTACGATACCTTCTGTTGCTGAACCTTCACCAATTCTGATGTCATATCCGCCCGTTGATTGTAACCTCATACAATCATTTGTCGTTACAGCAGATATATGCTGGAATGCGGGAACCGCACTCGTTGATTCAGTTGTCACTTTGAATTGGTCGCAACCAGTAACATTTACATCTTTTCCTGTTCCCGCGTCAATCTCAATATGACCTGTTGTTGTTGTTATGGTTACATCGCCAGTCGCATTTAAATCAAAAGTGGAACAGTTGATTTCCGTTTCCTGTGTGCTTGTTAAAGTTATTGTTGTTGGAGTATCAAGTGTGATTGCTGATGTCGCATTGATATCGAGTGTATCACAATTGATTTCTGTTTCCTGTGTGCTTGTTAAAGTTATTGTTGTTCCAGTATCAATTGTGATTGCTGACGAAGCATTAATATCTAAAATGGAACAATTGATTTCTGTTTCACCTGTGCTTGTCATTGTAGTAATAGCACCTGATGTCAAAGTAATATCTCCCGTTGTTCCTTCAATGAATACAGACCTGTCTGATTGAACGTAAAAATCTGCAGCACCATTTATTCCCAAAAGCAAATCTTGGTCCGTAGCAGAAGAGATTTGAAATACCCCGCTTGTCGGATTAGTTAATATTACATCGGGCTGTGCCCCTGCTCCTGTTCCTGTAATCGTTATTCCTTGTGTATCAAATGTAGTCAGCCCCGTTACATTTATATCCAGTGACGCACAATTAATTGTAGTGTATGCTTCTGAGGTAAGTGTTATATCACCTGTTGTTGATTCTATACCAATATCAGTTCCTCTCAGATTAACATCTCCATTATTCGATCTTATTAATATATCGCTGTTCGCATTGGTTTCTGTCAATGTCATACCTCCTACAGAATTAATTGTGGTTACACCCGACGCATTTATATCCAGTATCGTGCAGTTGATTTCAGTTTCACCCCCACTGGTTAAGGTGGTTGTTGTCCCTGATTGAATCAAGGTTGAGGTGGTCGCTTGAATATTAAGTCCTGCACTTAGAGCATTAATAGCTAGTCCACCACTTTGAATCGTCATGGTGCCTCTATTATCATCTACTCCATTTCCTAATTCTTGTATGATTTGTCCATCATACTCATTCGCTCCTGTTGTATCCCCCAGCATATCAATTCTAACAATATTATTCGGAGCATCTTTTACCAGTGCGATTTCCTGTGAAAATCCAGTTGTCTTCAAAAACTTGGCGGATGGTGTGAATCCGATTTCGGCCGCCGAGGTCACTTGTTTAAGAAGGGTTCTTGATGTCCCGGCTCCATCCCCAGCATACCATTGGAACGCCGATCCTGCTACACCATCGATTTCCGCATTCAAGAACTTCTTTGACGCCGCACCCGAGTCCGTCCAGAAGCCAAGGTAATCATAATCGTTGCCTGTTGTATTATCATAAAAAACCAACTTCTTACTTGCGGTTAAGGTATCGCGTGTTATGAATTGTGTCCCATTTGTTATTGTGAAATCATTAGTAACCTCTGCGGTGGTATTTATCAACAATGATGAAAACTGTGATGTGCCCGCACTTGATGTGATTGCCGCCGATGCTGAGAGTCCATCATCAAATGTTGATGCTGAACCTGTATTTAATGTAACTGCTCCACCCACATTTACCTTTGTTGAAAATGTTGTTCCCGTAAGAGATCCCCAACTTTGGTCTGTCGTTTTCACTTCTAAATCATCGATGCGGTTATCAATGTCGTTGTCTTCTCCTTGAAGCGCAGCAATCTGTGCGTCTTGAATCGCTTGTGAGGCATTATTGGTTGTGATATACGCTGCTAACCCCGCTGCCGTCGTAGTTGCTAATGCGAGGGCGCTGTATGCAACGGGGCCATCTGTTGCCGGGCCTGGTGGGCCTTCTGGGCCTTCGTCTCCCTGCGGACCTATCGGACCTTCTTCTCCCTGTGGCCCTTGGGGGCCTTGGGGCCCGGCAATATTATTCGCGACTTGTTGAAGCGTTATAATCACACTCGGGGTTTGCGGGCGAGTCGGTGATGTTCCTGCCGCATCGAAGTGTAGAGACAAATCCAAATCTGCTGACGCCCACGCTATTTGAATATAATCATTAACACCCAAATTGACCATAAAATTCAGCGCCGCAATCAGTTTATCATTATTACCTTCTAATGAAAAAATACTGTTTGAGTCCGGAATATTGACGCCGTTTTTCAAGAACCATACACTCACATCATCTTTGCCTGCATCCGTTTTATCAAACTGCGCCGAGAACTGAACATTATATATGCCCGCATTCAAAACCTTTATTTGAGACGATGTCGCGCCTATTTGAACTTGATTATTACTGGCGTCACTGTTATTCACCGTCATATAATTGACGCTTGTTGCGCCGGCATTTGTTTGGTCAGACGTGCTCCAAAACGCCCCCCAGAATCCAAGCAATCCCAATTCCGCTGTTATACCATCGATTTGCTGTTGTATTGTGAGGTTGGTTCGCAACCCCTCTAACATATCAAATTGGAGGTCGCTTATATCCGGGTCAGATTTAGTAAGAATATCCGTATTTACCTCATCCGCATTAATAGCACTGAGATTCGATAAATAATTGTAAGATGTGAATTCTAAATTGTTAATGCTCATAATAAAATATACTGATATTTTATAATGCCGACAAAAACTCCTACCAATCGGAACACCAACTATAATCATATTGAGGTGAAAACCGATTCCATCGTTTCGATGCTTGACCAACTCTCTAAACTTGGTGTCTTGAAATCGAAAAAGAAAAAAGCACGTCGAGTTGCCCCTCCCGATTCCATTCGTCAAAGTAGTGATTTGGTCGGTTATACGAAAACCATTCCGAATGTTTTTCTTGCGCCTCAGGGTGCTTCACCCAGTCAGATTGAGGATATTCAACGTCGCAATGATGCCGTCGTTGCTGCATTGAGAGCCGAGGTTCAACAACAACGTTTAGAAGATATACAGACTTCCCCTCAGGTTTTTTCAGCAATGGGACGTTTCCGCGGTTCCCCCCCACAACAATCAACCGGTTTCCAACAGAGCGCATCTGTAATTGAATTGCCCGATGTAAAAGAAGAGAGTTTCAAACAAAGTATAAGTCCGGACGCACCTCCTCACGAAGAGAAAAGGACAACCGAAGTTTTTGCGACGGAAGAAGAAGAGAGTGAATTGCCGGAGGGTGTCGCATTTGCCGAGATCGAAGACGAACCTATTACGGTTCAGCAGGAAACACCTTTAACTGGTGGCGGCAGTTTTCAACCGATTGAGAAAATTCGCGAGGGGATTCCACGCAGCGCCGATCTTAGAAATAAACGTGTTATTGTTGCCGCCGATTTCGGATTGCCCGCACCCCCACCAGAGAGGGGCACCACTCGCCCTCAGATGGAAGAATATTATCGTATGTTAGCCGACAGGACTCAAAATCCCATTAATGGTGCAATTCTTGGAAGCAAAATCAAAATGTTTAAAGCTATAAATACGATATTGGATGAGTATAATCTTCCACAATAAAACATCTTCCTATATTATATAATGTCTGAGTTCGTTGAAGAAAACGTCCGAGAAATATTTTTCGATTTAGAAAACCTTCCTAATTCCCTCATTTTTGCGCTTCCTGAGAATAATTTCACTTATACCCCTAATATGTTTGCCGTTAATGAACATTTGAACATTGAATATTATGAGAAGAGGTTTGAGCGCGCATTCCCTGGGTTATTGGAACAGTTTCCGTGCCTCTATTATATGGTCGAGGATTGGCGAAATAACGCAATCAAATTAACCCCTTTAGAAGAGATTGAAATTAAGGCGAGTGCCGCCCCACTTTGAATTATATGTATATTATATATATAATGCGAAACAGTTCAACACCAAGACCAACACTTTACGATACTTTGAGGGTGGGTTATTTACCTTCTGAATCGAAACAGGGCAGCGAGATGGCCAAATACGGCTACCAGATCGACAAGGGACTCAGCAACGACAATCAGCAGGTTTATTACAACCCTGAAACCAAGAAGCTCCTATACAACGTGACCGGATCGCATACTGTCGGCGACTGGGTGAATAGCGACCTGAAATTGGCTTTGGGAATTAAGAAGAACGCCGGCAAACCCATCATCGAGCGCGGCATTGAGAAATTGTTGCCTGAATCCTGGAGAAAGGGATTTGACCGTGGATATGAAAATGTTCTCGGTGGATTCAAGGATACTGACCGTTACAAACAGGCCGACGAAACTCTGAAAGCCGCCAAAGCGAAATACGCCCCCGCCGAGACCGCCATCACAGGGCATTCCCTCGGTGGCCGCATCGTCCAGGACATCGCCAAGAATAGTGATAAAGTTTATGCGCTCGACGCAGGTTCAACAATTGGTCAATCCGTGAAGGGCGGGCCAAACCGCAATATCTTTCGAACCGCTGGTGACGTCGTATCAGGAACAACCGCATGGAACCCCGCTGTGAAAACACTCGCAAATCCACATACCAGCACCATTTTGCCCGCATTATTGAGCGGCGACGTCAAGAAGGTTGCGCTTGCGGGGGCCATCGACGCTTTTCACGCACACAATGTGGAAAACATTAAGGGATCCAAAATATTTGTTTAATTACATTTTCACTCCTACGATTGTAAATGTGAAATTGCCTAAGAGGGGTCTATCAGGGGCGGCGAAAGCACCAGCATTTAAGGTAAACGCACTTAGTTTCAAATCCACCACATTTTTGGTTTTATAAAAAGTTGTCATAAGTGATGCCATTGTTCCATTTGATACGACCTCATTCGCATTTACAAATGTTGATACTGACCCGAGTGTTGCAGATTGGTTCTGTCGTCTTGTATTTGTCAATGATAATTGGGGTATGAAATCAAATCCTTCTATTTCAAGACGATAACCTCCACTAGAATTAAGCGATGTCGTAAAAGAAGTAGTTTGGGTTAGGAAGATATTGAAACGGTCATATTTATCCCAAAAGGATTGACACAATTTTCGTATATCAATGTTTTTCAGGGTAAATGTGGTGTAGTTTGTATCACGCACTCCCAAGTTGGTTTCCGTCGTTGTAAGTCCCCACGGGTTGATATTGAGGGTCGCCTTTTCCACCTCGTAAATGGGTTTCACGAAAAACGCTATTTGAATGAATGGTCTTGTTAAAGAAGTATAGCCTGCCGCAACAGTTGGACCTGTATTTTCGCTATTACGAAACGCAATTTTTAGCGGGACATTATCATTGTCTTTTTTGAACTGCACCGGGGCAACTGGATAAGCCATATTAACGAAATATGAGGTGGTGTTTATTGGATTTATGATTGTTCCTATCAATGCGTTTTCAGTTGATAAATTGAGTTGGTCCGTATTGTTACTTTGTTTTGTTCCATTATTTACAAAATTGAGTCCGCTCATTTGAACGGGTGTAATACGAATATCACCTGTGTTTGCTCCTGTTCCATTTATAGATGACATAGCCATTTGTATTTCGAAATCATCGTGTTTATCCCAAAATAAATTACACAATCTTCGCATGTTGAAATCGGGATATGAATATTCAGTTCTATCAGCACTTACAATTCGTTTTATTGAGTTTATTGAGGGTGCTGATGGTGTAGAATTGAATCCATAAAAAGCACACTCATTCATTTTTCCAGCAATCACTGGTTCAAATAGAAAGTGAAACTCAACATTATTGAAATTGTTTCCAGCAGCATATACACCAAACTCACTCGCATTAGTGAAATAACTAGACGCCAAAGCAAACTCAAAGTTTTCATATCTGTTTCCTTTTTTGAAATTGAAAGACCACCCTGTATTTATTATTAATGGATTTAATGCTGCTGTGGCAGGTGTTAAAAACGCATAGACAACTGGCACCCATTCTTTATTCATATTTGACCCTGTTGTTTCATATATCACATTCGACCACTCTAAACCTCTCAAATTGTATGTTATGTGTCCTTGCTGTGTGAATGTGGTTGCCACAGCCCCTTCTACTGAATAAGATACCACCTTCAATGCGAACTGGTCGTATTTATCCCACATCTCTCCCATGACATTTTTCATATCAATATTGTTAAATGTGAATGCCGTCTTTTGCGCGTTAATCGTGCATGGATTAACCGTCGATTTCGTAGATAATATAAGTGAAGCACTGTCTGATAGCATTTATATTATCCGGATATTATTCTTTGACGCCGACTACTGAAAATGTAAAGGTTTGCGCGTTTAATTGGACTGTTTGGATTGACCCCCCACTAGCAGAACACCAACAATAAAAGGTTAAACTAACATTCTCACTCTCGGGTTTGCGAAATGTATTAATAGACATTGGTGCTTCTCCATATTCACAATCATTTGTAAAGGTTTCAGTATAAAAGAATTGCTGTGTAAATCCGTTTCCTTGTTTATATCCTGTTGTGACCCGTAAGTTATTTATAAATTGAAGACCTTCCATTTCATACCACATACGACGGGTTGCGTCGGTCATTGTTGCCCCTGTCCCTTGCATTCCAATTGAATTGCATATCAAATTAAACTTGTCATATTTATCCCACAAACTGCCTAAAATATTCCTCATATTGATATTGGTAAATGTAAAAACATTAAAATTAGCATCTCTTGACCCAAACTGATTTGATGCGGCAGCACCCCCAGCTGGTAAAATGGTTCCGCTCAATGTGAAATTAACCTGCTCGTTTTGATACAACATTGTGTATGGACTTCTATAAATCTTAGTGTCATCTATCGGCACAAAAGCCAAAAAGAAAACACGCTGTGTTATTGTTGCTGGTATACCTGATTCATTTACAAATTGAAGCGTCAATTGGACATTGTTCGCATCGGGTTTTATCATTACAAATGTTCTCGTGTTTGAGGAGCGATTAAATTGGCGCGGGTAATTACCACCCGTAGCATATAGATTCTGTTCGTCGATCGCCGTTTGAAATCCCGGTGGTTTACCCTGATATGACGACTGAATCAGATTCAGACCATTTTGAAAAAGGGTTGTTATACCACCTAAAGTGAATGGATATGTATCATTGATATACATTTTGAAATACTTGTATTTCGTCCACAGCGTTTCGCCAAGAACTATTCTCAAATCAAAGTTGAACGTCACAGTCATATTATCGGCACTTATTACTCCTGTTTTCGATGGGGTTGTTGTAAGTGACCCACTATTGAGCCATAATTTCGCTATTTCGATATCCATTATTATAATAAACATAGATTTTTATTATAATGTGCTAAACATAGGGAGGGCAAATACACCAGTCTTAATAGCGGGCATATGCAACGCCATTTTCCATTACAAGCACCTGATCGTAGCAGGCAAATGCGGTTTGGAGGGCAGTGATAGCACCAGCAGAGTAGTAATTTACGATACTGTAGATATCAGATGTGTTAGTGTTCGTGCCGTTAAAAATGGACTGTCCGGCAGTGCCTTGATACACCTCAGTGTCGATTCCAATGACGAAATCACCGGATTCAGTTGTAGATGCGGTATTGATATTGGTGACCGCAACAGGGGCATCGAGAGTGTATGCCGACAGGGTGATACTGGGCTGGTTCTGTAGGTCAGCAATTGAACCAAAGCATTTGAGAGCCTCTGAATACATCTCGGCGTGGGTGATAGGTGCCGTCGATGGGAGGACGTCGGCGCCAATTCTAAAAAGTGGGCCGCGATTGACGTTAGCGGTTCCGTTTCCGAATGCGCAGTGAGACATAGGGAACTGAGAATCTACGCCGGTGGCGGCATTGCTTCGGGTCGCCACCAAGAGGCATTTCAATGAACTGAACTTGGCGGGGATGGGGAAAGAAACCTCAGTTTGGGTAGCAGCAGGGATGGTGGCTGAGTTGGTGTATGATCTCCAACTGGGCAGAACCATCTGCATGGGGCTTGAAGAACCGGCCTTGATTGCCTGGACGGCGGAATCGGGCAATTCCAAGAACTCTCCACAGTAATTCACCTGACTAATATTGTAAGAAGCAATTGTTCCGCCTCTGTTCATCAGTGCGCGAGCAGCATTCGATTGTAAAACGATCTCTAATCTTAACGGTGCAGCGGTGAGCTCGAAAAGCGGCAAATACTTAGAACCGGCCAGGGAACCAACGACAGAAACCAAGTTGATGGCGAATGGGAAAGAGTGAGTAGCAACGCCAAGAACGCCGAGAGCGCGGCCTCGATTGACGGAGGCAGCATTCAAGACATCACCAGCAGCGGCGGCCTGTAAAACGGAATAATCGGGGTTGGTTCCAGATGTTACAGCAAAGCGGCCCTTAACCGAATCTTCGGGAACCTGGTAATCGTAGAGGATCTTGCTTAATTGATGGTAGTTATCAATATCCTCGAGTAAATTTGAGCCGTGAAAGACCACGGAATATACCACGCTATAACTAACAAGCATTTCCTCTTGTTAAGCGTCATACCTTTTTAAATGGGGTATGCACCCTCTCGGGTGGGACTAGACTATATCTTATGCGTCATCAGGTTGATTAGACCGTCATTTGACGCCCACAGGCATTTAGTCGTTGAACCGCCTTCATATCCTATCATAACGGACTTAGAAGACTGGCTGCGGATTGCCCTATAATATGAAACTTATTACTATACCTTATGTTGTTAGCATAAGCCACCATAATGTTTCCACTATGGTTTAGTATTTCATACCTTGAGGGGTTTCCCGCAATTTGGATGTGTTGCCCTAAATAGGACTTGCTCATCTTTTGGATGAACATTTATTCGCACCTTTACGAATTCTCTGGATAAAAGCGTGGAAGCCACACGACTCGAGTGTGGTAGCAGTGGTGGCCGAACTGACGACCAAATTGAGGGTTCCCTTCAAATAGGACTCGGAGGGGATAAGGGCAGTGTTGGCTCTCGTGGGCAAATTGATAGTGATTGTCTCAGATTGCGCAAAAGTTGTGCCGCCTTGCGGTTGTATCTGGGATAAAAATCTTCGTGCAGGTGCGGACTCAGTTTTCGACTGGAATTTCAGGTTCTGGGGTAAGGACATTGTATAAACTTATTAGAGATAATAATTTTATAAAAACACGTTTAAAAACGATTTATCGTTTTCTTTCTAAACCACCCGAAACTTTTCTTTGAAGCGCCTCTTCAACTTTTTTGGCGGTGGGGATTTCATTAAAGGGGATTTTGTGACCCATCATTGCCGAACCCATCGCGAGTTTGTGTCCCATCATCGAATTTCCTAAACTTTTCTTGTGTCCGAGCATTTATATTGTATCATTAGAAAATAAAAGGGGAGTGCCTCACCCGCCTTAAAAAGGAAAGGGTAAGGGAAATGTAGTTTGCCCTATTTAGTCTCGGAAATCTACACAATCGATTTGAAGGCACATCTGGTAATTGATTCCATTCATATCAACCAACAGACCATTATTATCAATGATGCGGATTTGTATCTCATCCAATTTATTCACATACAAATTCGTTCTGTAATTGTTTGTATTCTCATATGTAATTATGCTAAACGGAGACACCCCCACTGGAATTGTTGCTAAAATATTCTGATTATAAGGTTGAGCAATATTCACATTGTAAGTAGGAAAATTCACCTCTATATTCAGCGCCCTTATTTGATTCAGATTCACACAGTCGCGACTTATGAGCGTTCGACTCGACGACGTTGTATTCGTTGATTTGCTAAAGCCTATCACGTGGTTAAATGACCCCGCATATATAATGAATTCATTTGTAGTATGCGTTATTGTGATTTTCGCCGTAATGCTACTATACGTCAGCGTATAGGCCGACCCCATCTGTGATTGTAAAAGCGCAACCAGATTGGTGACGTTATAATTACCCGGCGGCACGGTGTATTCGAATACCGACCCAGTAACCACACCCCACGAAAATGTATTGTCCTCACTCGTTATGCTATAAAATGAATACGGGATGCTCGCATTTTGAAGCGACAAGTAAATATGATGGCCGTCGGGGATTTCTATCACCGGCAGATTGTAAATCGCATTTGCTATATTATCATTCACATATTGTGTAGCATACCGGCTATTCAAGTATATTTGTATCGATTCGCTTTTCATCGGCATAGTTTTATATTATCTTGAGATTTTTACAACTATTTATTGGCGATAGTTAGAGGATTGCCGTTTTTATAGAACTTTTCTTCAAACAGATCGATGTCTAAATGATTATACGGCGCATCAAACACATAGTCATATAATTGTTTCATCTCATCTTCTTTCATTTTAATGAGCTCTTTGGTAATTGTTGCTAATTCTTCCTTATTGCGAACACCGTTAAAGATACTTGCCCACGTAAGTTGCTTCCTCAAAATTTTTGGAAAATAGAGGTATGACTGAACCGTGAATATGAATGAACAATTCAAATGGCGCGCCTTGATTAGCATTGAGTTGAGTTCGCGCAGCAGCGCCTTGTCTTTCAGGTTGTTTGCGAAATCGTCTATAATTACCAACGTATATTCGTTTTCATCGTCATCATCACGCGACTCTTTGATTTCCGTCAATTCATCTTTCAGTTTCATCAGTTCTTCTTGATCAAATTCGTGATGCACTTTGTCGTGGTTTTTAAATGGGTGATTCGCCACGCTGAGAAATGACGCCGCAGGGCAGTAGTAGTGGATATGATGGAATTTTTTTTTATACACCGTCTTCATCTGGTTTAAAAGGAAACTCGATTTCCCCGATCCACCACTACCTATGTAGAGGGTAATTGCTCCATTTCTTCGCGAGAAACCAACGGGAATATCAGGCACGAATATATCCATAGTCTCCTTAATTGGTTTGGTCTTAGGCACCGCTTTATTGGTTTCCTCTGTTATTAAAAGGGACATTCTATATACATTACGGAAACATTTAATTAAGCATTTAGGGCATTTTTTTATCTCCCTCTATATTATAATTATAATGAGCAACAAAAATGAGTCTGATGATGCAGCGGATGACGCCGGTTTGACCAAACAAAAAAAACCACGCAGCGAGGCGCAAATCGCAGCATTCGAAAAGGCGAGGGCGATTCAAGCCGCTAAACGTGATGAGAGGCAGGCTGCAGCAACCGGGCGAGCACCTGATCCAGACAAAGAGCGCAAGAAGATTATACTGCAGGCCGTCAAAGAGAAACTTAATGGTGAGCCTAAATCCAAAGCCCCGCCTGTGGTTGATGAGACCACCGAGGAGGACGTCAGCGAAGAAGAGGCAGCAGCCCAACCCAAGAAGGCCGCGAAAAAGGCCGCGCCTCCACCCCCACCCATCAAGGCAAAGAAGGAACCCAAAGTCGTTTATGAGGAAAGCAGCGAATCCGAGGAGGAGGTCGTCATCGTCAAGAAACGCAAGAAGCCAAAGAAGAAGACCATCATCATCGAGGAATCCGACAGCGAGGAAGAAGAACCCTCTCCCCCACCAAAAAACGTTGCGATTCCCACCCGAGATACTAAGTCGCAGATGAACAAGTCGATGTTTAAGGTTCATACACCAAAGGTCGATGCGCCACCCAAGCCCATTTATTATTTCGCGGACTAATAGGGCAAACTACGTTTTCCCTCGCCCTTTCCTTTTTTCCTCCTATTAGGGCAAACTACGTTTTCCCTCGCCCTTTCCTTTTTTCCTCCTATTATATATAATGGAATCCAACGACCCACACGTCAATGACCTCGAATGCCGCGAACCCGCACCTATGTCCATCGACCGCTCATTTAGTATCGTCGATTACTACAACAAAGAACAGCAGAATTTTAAAGCTGTTTTAGAAATTGTTGGTGTGGCCGCGATCTTAACCATCCTTGGCTTTTTCATTTACCAGATTTTCAAATAATATCATACTATCTTATAATGCCGTATAAAATAGTTCGCATCAGATATCGATGGTTCGTCGTTGATTCCGCCTCAGGAAAACGCTTTTCAAAAACAGGATTTACAACCGCTGCAGAAGCACAGCGACAACAAGTCGCAATCGCATTAAGTGAGTCAGCACGCAGCGGCAAACCAGCGTCATACTACTTCGAGTAGCCGGGGAATTCCGTTTAATTAAGGAGAGGGAGGTCCGGTTAAGGGAGAATGCCCCGGCACGCCGGCACGCCCGGCACGCTGTTTTGCACCTCCCCTAAGAAATACCCTCATAAGAGAATACTTTGTAAAATAGCGTGCCGCGCGTGCCGCGCGTGCCGCGCATTTAATATAGTTATTAATAATAAAAAACAATTAAATCTTTTATTATTTTATTCATCATCAGTCAAGCCATCTTCATCTTTATTATTATCTATTATCGAGCATCCTACAAATCCACCCCTAATATCTTTACCATTCAATTTACCAAACCCTCTTAATAATCTATCATATTTGAATCCCAAACGACTCATTCCTTCAATAATAAAGTCCCTTTTAAATTTTGTTAATTCTTCCAACTTTTCAATACCAATACGGCCTTCTGAGTTCTCGCAATTCTCATTAAACCATAAACCGAACTCATCATTTTTAAGCTGGGCCTGCTTTGCGTCACCCAAAAACTTCTCTGGAATTTCAATCTTTCCATTGTATTTTTTGGCGTATTCTACAATCAAACCAAAAACCTCATTACGATATTCATTCTTTATTCTATCACCCAATGTGGGGTCGGCTATGAATTTGAGTTGCTCAGGAATCGACTGTTTCAGTTTCCCCGTCCTATCAAAATTAGAGCAAAATGACGCCTGCTTATAACGATTATAAACGGCTGATTGAGTGGGGTCAATTTTAATCATAAAATTTGATAGAATAAACATTTTAAACTGAAGATAAATTTTATCACTTGTTCCAAACATTACTTCGTTTTCAATTGTTTTACCATCAGCCAATTCCTTCATCAATTCGGCATTCATCTTTTTTGTTCGACTGAACTCGTCTGTCCAAACTAATCTCTTGCCCTTTGTCATTACCAATTGTTTATGAACTTTTGTGTTGCCGTCTTCTAATAAGGTGCCCTTCGATTTATAAACATAATGGGGCATTAAAGTATCCAAAATATCAAAATAAAATGTTTTTCCATTATCACCCTTACCACCCTCTGTGCCGTCTATCATAAAATACAATGACTTTTCAAGATGAGGCGTCCCCAAGAATGTGAATCCCAAAATCTGTAAAAAATATTCCAAATGAGAATCATCGTTATTCATAATTTGTTTTAAATAGCCTTTCAATGTTTTGGTTTTATTGGGATTCGCCGGCTCATAATCGTATCGTATGGTGTCGGTTAAATAGTCGTCCCACTGAATGCCGCCGGGTCGCAATTCACCGGTTTTCAAATCTACAATTCCATTTTGAAATGCTAATTGATTAGGATTAACATTCAACTTATCTTCAAAATCATTGTCGCACAAATGAACCTTCAAATATGATTTACACAATGATATGAATGATGGAGAATTAATTTTTTCGTAATGCTTCATATATTCCATACGTATTTTATGTAATTTCTCAGCTTCTTCACCCTCGGCTATCATTTTCTTTCGACCAACCTTATTTTCAGAGTAATCGATGTATTTGCGGATTTCCAAAATGATGTAATAGGCGGGGTCTTTAATACATTTCCATAATTGATTATCACCCAAAACCCACCAAACCTCATTACACAATTTCAAAGTCTTTTTAATAGTTGGTGCGATTTTTTTGGCGCATTGGAAAATATCTGTTAATTCATCCAAACTAATATCTAATGGAGGAGAATACTTTGCGCATATTTCTTTAAACTTCGTTTCATTGCTGATTTTGGCGTAATGATAAAATGTTGTAATATTAATACTTCCACCTTTACAATCATCCCATAGTTTATTCAATACATCACAGTCATAATCTGCCCCCTTACGATTTGATAATGAATGAGCAATTTCACGATATTCATTGCCCATTGAATGGAGCGCCCAAATAATTCTTTTCCAAACATCATAACATCCCTTTTTACAAATATAGTCGTCTGAAATAATTTCACTCATTTCTTTGATTTTTTCATAATCGGTTGTAGTATCCGCATTAATCGCGACAACAGAATTTGGACTTTTGGGTCGTTTTTTTTCTATTACCAACAAGTCCATCAGACTATCACTTGTAAAAGTCATTATTGGCTTATCGGCATTTATCATTTCAAGTGGCGCATATGAGCCCTGGCCGCAAAGCAACTCTACCTCGCCTTTTCCATCATTACTGAATTGCATCCGGGTTGATTCTGGAACAAAATCGCTCTCGGCGCGGATGAAAATATGTCGGCCATATGATTTGGTCATCGACTTGAAATATGGGCAATGAAACATCATATTATCAAAGCCTTGGCTATAGTCATTGGTATCGATATCAATGTGAAACACCTTTTTGGTATTAACACATAGGTGAGTAAAAAGTTCAGGTTGTGTTTTGTATAGGTGCTGTCTGGCCTTGATCAAATTCATATCTGAGAAATCGTGGAGGTCTGGTCTAATGAAGTTATAAAGTTTATGGTTTATCGGGTTCAAGTCTTTTTTGGCTCCATTAATGGTAAGGTTAATGGGAAACCATTCAATATCGTTGGCGTTACAGAAGTCGATTGTGTTGGAAGAGGTCATTTTGCTAAAGTCGGGGTTGTATATAATTCTATAAGATAATTATTTTAAGTAGTTTCCTTAAAATAATATTTATGGCGTTCAATTTTTATCAATCCAAAAGGATTTTCCTAAAGGTTCTGAATTCGACCAAAACGTCGTATTTCCTTTTCATAGAATTTCGACAAGATTCGCGATGTTTTTCGCGATTGTTTTCAATCCAATCGACTTTATATTGAGCGACGCGCTCTTTGTTTTTCTCGTTCCATTTTTTGGTTGCTCTGAGTTGTGCTTCGGATGCGGGCATTGTTCTGGTTTCTATATACTATACCTATATTTTTATATTGCTTTCATAAAAATATATATTCCTAAATAATTCCAAAAGCGGGGTTTCGCAAAATGGCGGATTGGATTCGGGCGTCCCTCGCCGCCCTCCAAGCGTCGCGCCAAGCGAGAGTTGCTTCGCGGGCTTCGTCAGCGGCGCTCTTATATGGCTGTGGAATGTGATCGCGCATAAGCACCTTGTAGCGGCACTTGGCCAATTCGGTAATCCATTCGGTTTTCTCGGTCTGGGTCATTCGATTCATTTCTCCTAAATATTATATAATACTATAACACATTTATTTAAGTATTTTC